GAGCCAGCCTCGACGGAGCCAGCCTCGTCGGAGCCAGCCTCGACGGAGCCAGCCTCGTCGGAGCCAGCCTCGTCGGAGCCAGCCTCGTCGGAGCCCGCCTCGACGGAGCCCGCCTCGTCGGAGCCCGCCTCGACGGAGCCAGCCTCGACGGAGCCAGCCTCGACGGAGCCAGCCTCGTCGGAGCCAGCCTCGACGGAGCCAGCCTCGTCGGAGCCCGCCTCGGGGACGAGCTCCTCACGCTCTTCCGCGACGACATCTGGGCCGTCTGCTCCTCGGCCCCGCGGGAAGTCGCCGGCGTGCTCAAGGCGCTCGAGGAGGGCCGCGTCAACGGCTCGGCGTACGAAGGGGAGTGCGCCTGCCTCGTGGGCACGATCGCGAACGTCCGCTCCTGCGATTACCAGGAGCTCGGCGCGCTCAAGCCCAACTCCGCGCGCCTCGCCGAGGTCTGGTTCATGCAGATCGAGCAGGGCGACACGCCCGAGAACAAGCCCGCGGCCAAGCAGGCGCACGCCTGGATCAGCGAGTGGATCCAGAACATGCAGGCCGCCTTCGGCCCGCAGCCGGAAGTCGTGAAACCGTAAACCAGGGAGACCAAGAACATGACCACCGCAGTCAACGAGAAACCGGCTCAAGCGCCGGCGCCGTCCAAGCCCGCACCGATCATCATGCAGGAGCGCGTGCCGCTTCACAAGATCGAGGTGCTGGGCCAGGTCCGCAAAAAATTCGATGCGAACGCCCATAAGGAACTCGTCGAATCGATCCGCACGAAAGACGTCATCAACCCGATCACGCTTCGGCCGAGCCCCAGGAAGGCGGGGATGTACCTGCTCGTAGCAGGCGAGCGTCGCTTCCGCGCCGCCCGAGAGGCCGGGCTGCACGACATCCCCGCGACCGTCCGGGAGCTGGACGACCAGGCCGCGGCGCTCTACCAGGTCGAGGAGAACATCCACCGCAAGGACCTGACCCCGATCGAGGAGGCGCGCGGGTTCAAGCTGCTCCTGGACGCGAAGAAGTTCACGGTCGAGCAGCTGGCGCAGCTGGTGGACAAGTCGAAGGTGTACGTCTACCGCGCGGTCAGCCTGCTCGAGGTGCCGAAGCTGGCCCTCGACAAGATCGAGTCCGGCGAGTGGACCCCGGCCCACGGCCACCAGGTCCTCCGCGTCCCTGCGGACAAGCGGGAGCAGCTGGTCAAGGACTGGCTCAACGATCAGTACGAAGGCGACACTGCCAAGGCCTTCGCGGACTGGATCGACCACCAGGTCGGCAAGACGCTCAGCAACGCCGACTTCCCGAAGGATCGGCCCTACGCCGAGAAGCCGGCGTGCAGCAGCTGCCCCCTCAACACGGGCAACCAGGGCACGCTCTTCGACGGCGCGGTCAAGGGCAAGTGCACCGGCCCGGAGTGCTTCGAGGCCAAGGAGAAGTTCTACGCCAAGGAGAAGCTCGAGGAGGCCAAGGCGACGGCGCAGAAGCTGGGGTTCCAGTGGCTCGGCGAGTCCACCGCGCAGGGCTACGGCGACGACAAGACGTTCAAGGGTCACAAGATCCTGAGCCCGGCGGAAGCCAAGAAGGCGAAGGACCCTAAGAAGTACGCGGCGGGCTGGGTCACGCACAAGTACCGCTACAGCAGCGACGACAAGGACAGCCTCGTGATCGTACGGCTCAAGACGGAGGCCGAGAAGAAGGCCGAGGAGAAGCAGCGCGCCTCGAGGTCGGCCGATCCGAAGGACGAGTTCATCGCCGAGGAGGTCGACAAGGAGTTCGGGCGCGAGATCGCGCGCCTGGCCCGGCGAAATCCCCTCGAGGCCGCGCGCTCGATCGCGGCCCACGAGCTCGACAACACCTACTCGATGAACGAGTCGGCGCTCGAGATCCTCGGCCTCAAGTCCAAGGCCGAGATCGAGAAGAGGGTCAAGGTCAGCAAGTCGGTCGAGGAGCTGCTCGCCATCACCCTGGTGGTCCGCGCCGCGGACAACGGGGAGTACGAGTTCACCGCGGGAGACATCGGCGCCGACATGAAAGCAGTCCGCAAATCGGCGACCGCCGCGGCCGAGAAGGCGTGGGCCGCGCTGCAGACCAAGAACCTGGTCGACAAGACCCTGGCGAAGCTGCCGGCAAAGAAGGGGGCGCGATAATGGCCGAATCGGTATTCGTGGACCGCATCCGCGAGATCTGCCGCGAGTTGATCCGCACCGAGGGCCCCTCTCTCTTGGAGAAGGACCTGAACGAGAAGATCGAGCGCGCCGTCGAGGTCACCGTCGGCACCGAGGTCACCCGCGCCCTGCACAAGGCGCTGGGCGAGGACGTCGGCGACGGAGATCCCGGCGACACCCCCGCGAAGCGGGGGGGGGGCGCCCGAAAAAAGCGGCCTCGCTGCGAGAAGTGCGGCAAGGCCATGAGGAAGCTCGGGCCCGACGAGTGGGCCTGCAAGAAGTGCTGACCCCCGCGGTGGGCCGGTCGTCGACGTGGCGGCCGGCCCACTCGGGAAGTTTGGAATAGGAGACCACCATCATGGCGATACAGATATTTCAGTGCGGGGGCGGCCGCTCGGCGTCCAAAACGAAATGCCACTACTGCAGCCGGCCGGCGTCGGGGACCTGCGCCTTCCCCGTCGCCGAGGAGAGCAAGACCTGCGATCGCGGGATCTGCGGCCAGTGCACGATCGACGGCGCTTGCCGGATCCACAAGATCCGCGGCGACGTGCCGTGGGAGGGATGAGCGTGAACCAAAGCGAGGCCCGCAAGATCATGAGGGCGATGAGCGACGAGCCGTTGGTCACCTGGAACGCGGTGCTCCTCCTGCTGGCGCTGGGGGCCGGGGCCGCGCTGGCCGTCGCGCTCGAGCGCGTCGCGGACACCGCGCCGGTGACTCGAGATTCTAGGGATTAAAAAAAGGAGCCGACCATGCCATTCGACAAGAAGGAGTACTGGGCGAGCAAGGGCAAGAAAGTGAAGCCCCGCGCCGCCGGCGTCATGCGTTGCGCGGCGTGCAGCTCGACGCGCGGGACGTTCCAGTACGTGGACACGCCGGCCGGCCGCGCGATGCTCCACACGAATTGCCCGGTGCTGCGCCGGGCCGCGCTCAAGACCGCCGCCGAGAAGCTGGGGCTCGAATGGGCGGGCTGACCGACGCTTCCCGCCGCGAGTTCGCCCTGAAGTACCGGGCCTTCCTCGACGCGAAGGTGCCGCGCAAGAGCGCGCTGCTGAAGGTGCAGCAGGAGATCCGCGCGATTGACCCCTCGCTCCCTTGCAGCCGGACGCAGATCTACGTCTGGTGCAAGAAGTTCGGCATCAGCACTAGATGACACCTACCGGACAAAACCGGACGGGTTTTCTCGTGACGGTCCCGCCATCGCCTGTTAAACTGTCCGCGATGTCCGGCCCTATGCCCTCATGAAAAATAAACGTGGCGATAAGGCGCCGGCCAGATTTAAGAAGAAGGTCGGGCGGCCGCCCATCCCGCCCCCGACCGACAAGGAGCGCGAGGCCGTCGAGCTCCTGGCGGCCGTGGGCCTTACCCAGGACGAGATCGGCATCGTGCTCGGCGTGAGCGACGACACGCTGCGCGCGCGCTTCCCCGAGGAGCTGCGCCGCGGCGGCATCAAGGCGGACGCGGCGGTGCTCACGAACCTCTACAAGATGGCGACCGGCAGCGGGCCGGAGGCCGGCAAGACCGCGATCTTCTGGGCCAAAGTGCGCCGGCGCTGGCACGAGGTCCAGCGCGTCATCCACGGCTACGACCCGGAGATCGTCACGGGATTCGTGAAGCAGGTGACCTCGATCCTGCGCCGCGAGCTCCCTGATAGCTGCCCCCACTGCAAGACGCACCTGGGCCTGCCCAAGAGGATCGCCGCGCAGCTGGTCGACATCTCCCAGAAGCTGGCGGAGAAGCTGCCGCCCTCCGAGATCGTGCCCATGCCGAGACCCGAGGTCTAGGTGCTCTCTGCCCTACTCCTCTCCGCCGCCATGATCCAGCCGCCGAACTCGGGCTCGCTCGCGCAGATGTTCGCGCAGCTCGCGGCGGGACTCGAGGCGCCGCAGGATCCCCTGGAGGACCGCGTGGCGGCGGCGCGCGCGGCCGCGGCGCGCAAGGACATCCTGGGCTGGGGCAAGGCCGTCATGCCCGGCCGCTTCCACCTGCCCTACTGCGGGGAGATGCACGGCTACTTCGTGAAGATCCGCCACGAGCCCCTCACCGACACCGAGGCCCCGCGCGACCACGCGAAGACGGCGATCAAGTGCAACCTCATCCCGCTCTTCCAGGCGCTCGAGGAGCCCGAGCTCTTCGACTACTACCTCAACATCCAGGCGACCATGCCCAAGGCCCTGGCGGTGAACCTCGGCATCAAGCTCGAGCTCGAGCAGAACGAGGTCCTGCGCGAGGTCTACGGCGACCAGGTCGGCGCCGACAAGTGGACCGACCAGCTCTTCGTGCTCAAGAACGGCGTCGTCTTCCACGCCGTCGGGGCCGGGCAGAGCATCCGCGGAACGAACTACCGGCTGCGCCGGCCGAACTACGCGATCGGCGACGACCTTTACGACGAGGAGCACATCAACAACCCCGAGGCCACGCTCAAGATCAACAGCTGGTTCTGGTCGACCGTCTACCCGATGATGGCCGAGGACCGCCGGACCTCGGTGCACGTGCAGGGCACGGCGATCAACGACGCGGACCTCCTGAAGGAACTCTCCACGAAGCCCGGCGTGGTCTACAAGCACTTCGCCGCCATCGACGACACCGCGCGCACTGCCCTCTGGCCCGAGCTCAAGACCTACGCCCAGCGCTGCGCGCAGCGCGACCTCATGCCCTCGGTCATCTTCGCGCGCGAGTACCAGAACGAGCGGCGCGACGACAGCTCCTCGATCGTGAAGGCGTCCTGGCTGCAGGGCTGGGAGTTCGACCCGGCCTCGCTCAAGTTCGACGGCCGCACGAACCGGCTGCTCGCCGTCTTCCTGCCGGTGGACCCCTCGATCGGCGCCAAGGTCGAGAACGACAAGACGGGCATGGCCGTGATCCTGAAGACCCAGCGCAGCGACGCGCGCGGGGCCGACTACTGGATCACCCACCTGGTGAACGAGCACCTGTCCCTCGACGCCCGGATCCTGCGCATGCAGGAGATCATCGACCGGCAGCCGGCCGGCATGAAGGTCACGAAGGCGCGCATCGAGGCCGTCGCCGGCTTCAAGGACTTCGCCGCGGAGGCCCGGCGCCGCCTCACCGGCGCAGGCGTCGAAGAGGTCAACGTCGTCAAGGACAAGATCAGCGTCCTCGAGTCGAAGTCCTGGCATTTCGAGAACAAGAAAGTCCACGTGAGCACGGCGATCCCCAAGGCGCTGCGCGACGAGCTCTTCTACCAGCTGACGGTGAACCACCCGCAGAACGACGACCTGCGGGACGCGGTCCTCCTGGCGCTCGACAGCTCGAGCAAGCAGTGGGGCGAGTTCCTGTGAAGACGCTCGACATCCACGTGCGCGAGGCGCACGACTGGCGCGGGCCGCACGGCGCGCGCTGGGAGTTCACCCTTTTCCAGGCCTCGGACGGGCGCCGCGGGGCGTTCCTGGCCTGCATCCCGAAGCGGCGGAGGTCCACGCCATGAACGTCCCGCAGATGAAGTCCCAGGTCGAGAAGCTGCGCGCTAAGGTCCAGCTCCTCAACGCCCAGGGCGCGGCGCTGCGCGCGGAGCAGTCGAACAAGAGCCTGCAATTCCTGAACGGCATGAGCGACCTCGTGGCTGCGGAGCAGTTCCGACAAGAGAACATCACCAGCATCGCGCCGCTGGTCAACAATAACATCTACGCCCAGCTCACGCTCCAGTACAACACGCTCATGTACATGTACTCGACGCACGGCGTGATCCAGACGGCGATCGACGAGCCGGTCATGGATGCCCACCGCGACGAGATCGGGCTCACCTGCAAGGACGGCCTGAGCTACCGCAACCTCGAGGAGCTCGAGCAGTGGCTCGAGGAGAACGAGGTCTGGGAGCCCTTCCGCGACACCCAGATCTGGGGGCGCACCTTCGGCGGCGGCGCGATGGTGATCAACGTCGCCGGCGACCCGAGCAAGCCGATGAACCTGAAGGACATCGAGCGCGGGCGCTTCGCGCTCTACGCGGCCGCGCGCTGGGAGCTCGGCTCGACCTGGCGCCACTCGGACACCTACAACTTCTACGGAATGAACTTCGACAAGAGCCGCGTCTTGACCTTCATCGGCAAGCGCATGCCCTGGATTATCGAGCGCCAGCTCTCCGGCTGGGGCGCCTCGCTCATCGCGCGCATGGCCGAGGACTTCAACATGTTCCTCAAGACGAGGAACGTGCTCTACGAGATCCTCAACGACGCCAAGATCGACGTCTACCGGCTCGACGGCTACACCAACAACCTGGCGACCCAGCAGGGCACCGCGGACGTGGACCGGCGCATCGCCATGACCAACAGCCTCAAGAGCTTCCACAGCGCCCTGATCCTCGACAAGCTCGACGAGTTCGAGCAGAAGCAGCTCTCCTTCGCCGGCATCGCCGACGTGATGCGCGAGAACCGGATCGGGCTTTGCTCGGCGACGCGCATGCCGTTCTCGAAGATCTTCGGGACCACGGCCGGCGGCACGGGCCTGGCGAACTCGGGCCAGGACGACCTCGAGAACTACAACGCCATGGTGACCTCCGAGGTCCGCAAGCCGGCGCGGCCGCTGCTCAAGCAGATCCTGCGCCTGGGCGGCCTGGCCCTCTTCGGCAAAGAGTACCACATCGACTTCGAGTACCCGCCGCTGCGGATCATGGGCGCCAAGGAAGAGGAGGAGGTCAAGACCTCGGCGCAGAACCGGATCATCTCGGCGCTCGAGGCGGGCCTCATAGACGAGAAGGGCGCCGCGGACTGGATGCGCCACGAGAAGCTGATCCCCGTGGAGAACGGCACGGGGCGCAAGGGCGAGAAGGACGTGCCGTCGCGGGGCGGCCGAAAGAACGACGAACAGGGGGCGGATTATGCAAGGCAAAGAGGCGGACAATTCCCAGGAGACGGGCGACAAGTCCCGCGCTACGGGTAATTTTCAGAAGCAGTTCACCGAGCAGATCGAGATCTGGAAGAAGGAGGGGTGCCAGGTTCCCGTCCGCGACGGCGAGGCCGTGAGGCCGTGCGGCGCGACCCCGCACCGGGTCAAGCAGGGCAAGCCGAACGAGAAGGGCATGGTCCCGCTGCTCATCGACTGCACCGCCGGCCACGCTGAGTCCTGGAAGTTCATGGTGGACCAGGAGCAGATGAAGCGAGACGCCGAGGACCAGGCCGCGGCCATGGCGAAGGCGGCCGAGGCGAAGGTCACGATCACCTTCAACATGAAGACCCAGGCGATCGGCATCGACCCGCTCGTGCCGAACCCGGGCATCGGCCTCATGATGCTGGCCTACGCGCAGAAGTTCTTCTTCGACCAGGTCAGCCAGGAGGAGGAGAAGCGCAAGAGCGGGCTCTTCACGCCCGACCGGCGCCTGCTCGACCGAAACGGAAAGATCCTCAACTAGCCGTGGCCGAGTCCATGGCGACGGTCACGATCAAGGCGGACGCGGACTTGGTCGCCCTGTTCCGCAGGGCGCTCAAGAGCATCAAGGCGGTCGCCGCGCAGGTCCGGCGCGACCGCGAGCGGGTGGAGCGCGCCGTCGCGCGCCTGCAGGGAAAGCGTTGAAAGGGAGAACCATGAAAAGAGCGATCATCGCCGCACTCGTACTCGTCGGGGGCTGCGCGCACGCGCCGGTCCAGCCGAAGGTCGTGAGCTGCAACCGGGATCCGCAGTACTGGGCCTACGGCCCGGACGGCAAGCCGTCCCACGAGATCCGCGTCTGCTTCCTGAGCGACGGCCGCCTCGCCTGGCGCGCCGACCCGGCGCGGCCGCAGGAGCCGCAGGCCATGACCCAGGACGAGAAGAAGTTCATCCGCCGCGGGCAGGCCGACGCGCGTAGGGTGAAGGATCTCGCGGACGAGGGGATCAGGCGCGCTGCCACGCGTGATGCTGCGGGGCCGGTCAGCCTGCGCGACCTGGCGCCGATGCGGCCCGCGCCGCAGCAGCTCCCGGCAAAGTGAACTGGAGGGGGATGGCGCGGTGAGTCGCACATATACGCCGGAGGAGCTCGCGGTCTTGAGCGATGCGTCCGCGCGCGCCACTCGCGCGCTCGTGGATGCGGACAAGGAGCTGTGGCTCATCGAGTGCAGGTGGAAGGAGCAGAACGAGAAGATGCGCGCCGCCCGGCTCGCCTGCCGAGAGGCGGCCATCCGGCACGAGCTCGCGCGGGATTGGCTCAACCGTGAAGGCCCGAAGGGCCTGCGAGGCTCGTGGTGACCGACATCGCAATCGCCTTCGCCTGCGGCCTCATCCTGGGCGGCCTGCCGCACGCCGCGCAAGCCGCGTCGGTGGCCGCCGGCGTCGTGCTCACCTTCCTGGCGGTCGCGAGCCGATGATCGCGCCGCCGACGTTCGGGCAGAGCATCGTCTTCGCGGCCGGCTTCGTCTGCGGGATGGCCTTCGGCGCGGAGAAGCGGACGGCGGTCAAGCGCGACGGGCTCAAGGAGAACTTCGGACAGGGGCGAATGCGGGAACAAACGGAGTCGGCGCGATGAAGAAGAGGATGAAGCAGAAGCGGCGGGAGCTCCCCAGGTTCCAGATCACCATCCTGGATCGTGAGAGTAAGACGTCGACCTGGCTGCAATCGCACGACCTGACGCTCAAGCAAGAGATGGTGTCCGTCTACCCGCGCGACAATGAGATGGTCCCGGTGCTCTTCGCGGGGCCGACGCGCTTCACGATCAGCGGGATACAGGTGTCCGGGAAGAAATGAAGATCCTGCACGGGCAGCGCCTGACGCGCGCCTACTACGAGGCCGTGCAGGAGCAGATCGAGGCGATCATGCGCGCGAGCGTCCTCGACCCCGTGCGCGCGATCCTGGCCGAGGCGACGACGCAGGCCGACGAGTTCACGAACTCGCGGGAGATCCAGGTCCTCCAGCGCGCGTTGCGCTACGGGACGATCCAGTACAAGGACGGCCTCTTCACCGGCGACTTCGAGGCCGCGATCTCGGGCCCGCTCCGGGATCTCGGCGCCGAGTTCGACGAGCGCCGCGGCGGCTTCTTCCTGTCCGAGTGGGTCGTGCCCTCTGTCCTCAAGGCCGAGGCGGCTGTCGCGAATGCCCGCGCCGTGGCAATCCACGAGAAGGTGGCGCGCGAGCTCGAACGCGCGAAGCAGAAGCTGGAGCTCGGGCAGCTCTCCATGGAGATCGACCCCACCATGCCGGTCGACGCGATCGAGGAGGGCTTCAAGACCACGGCCGAGGCGATCGGGGTTGAGACCCGACTGCCGCCCGCGGCCCGCGCGCGCATGGAGCAGCGCTACCGCGACAACGTGCGGCCCTACGTGGCCGAGGCGACGGCCAAGTTCATCGACGAGGTCCACGCCGTGGTGACTGATAACGCGGCCGCGGGCTACCGCTACGACCGCCTGGTGGACGGCATCGAGCGCGAGGTCGGCGTCTCGCGGCGCAAGGCGCGCTTCATCGCCCGCCAGGAGACGGGCCTCTTCATGGCGGCCTACCGGCAGGAGCGCTTCAGCGCCGCCGGCGTCACGTGCTACAAGTGGAGCACCAGCCACGACGCGCGCGTGCGGCCCGCGGCGGGGCTCACGGGAAACGCGAAGGCGCACGCGGGGAACCACCGCGTGCTCGACGGTCAGGTCTTCAGCTACTCGACGAAGGGGCCGGCCTACCTGATGTCCTCGAAGAAGCCCTGCAACCCGGGCGAGGATTTCGGCTGCCGCTGCGTGGACCTCGCGATCCTCGAATGAACCGCGACATCACGGACGCGGAATGGTTCGTCGTGCAGCGCCTGCGAAATGTCGCCCACGAGGATCCCGGCGGCCGAGGGCATGGCATCGTGCGCGTGGCGATCGTTGACGGCATCCCCGCGCTGGTCAAGCGCGAACTCAGCGAGAAGGTCCCGCGCTAGACCCGGACAAAGCCGGACGGGTTTTCGCGTGACAGAAATGGGAGTGTCTGTTACAATCGAACCATGAAGCCGCACCTGAACATCAAGCTCTAGACCCGGCGACTCGCAAGCGAGAGCCCCGACCACCTCACGGTGGCCGGGGCTTTTTTTATGCCCAAACCCCGCGCCGACGAACAAAAGTCCGACTTCATCGCCCGCTTCATGGCGAGCGATGAGGCGCGCGCGGACTACCCCGACGAGAAGCAGCGCGTAGCCGTCGCCGAGTCGCTCTGGGAGCACCGTGGCGCGCTCGAGGCGGCGAACGCCCTCGGCTACAACGCCGAGCGCGACGGAGCCGAGCTGTTCCGCGGCCGCCACCTCCAACCGGGCGTCGTGAACTACCCGGAGATGAAGCACCCCGTAACCGGCAAGCAGGGCATCGCCGTGCTGATGGAGAAGCACGTCATCGACGCCATGAGGAAGTCGGCCGAGGGCGTCCCCGTCATCAACTGGGCGCACGACATGAGCAAGGGCGCCGAGCGCTGGATCAAGGAAGGCAAGGCGGTCGGCGTCATGGTCGGCTCCAGCTGGGACGGCGAGGACGCCTGGGAGCACTGCTCCTTCATGCTCTGGGACCGGGAGGCCAAGGAGAACGCCCGCAAGGGGTTCCGCCTCTCGAACGCCTGGAAGGACGACGAGATCGAGTGGACGCCCGGGTTCCACAACGGCGTCCCCTACGACGGGCGCCTCAAGGCCCCGCGCTACACCCATTTGGCCATCGTGCCGAACCCTCGCTACGAGGGCGCCGTTATCTACGCGAACTCGAAAGGAGGAGCTGCCGACATGATCATGAAACTGCTGGGTCTCGGAAAGCCGGAAGGGGTGACGCTCGACAAGGACGCCCCGATCGAGGTGGACGGCAAGAAGCACACCGCCCTCGAGGTCGTGAACGCTCTCAAGGCCGCGGAGGCCGCGGCCGCTAGCCTCAAGGTCCCCAGCCCCGCCGCGATCAGCGACGGCGACTCCGTCGAGGTCGACGGCAAGAAGTACACCGGCCTCGAGGTCAAGAACGCCCTGGCCAGGGCCGCGGCGGCCGCCCCGGCGCCGGCCGCGGAGCCCAAGAAGATCACGATGACCGAGGAGGAGTTCCAGAACTCGGTCAACGAGAAGGTCAAGGCCGGCCTCGACAAGGCTCTCGCGGACATGGAGGGCCACGCCTTCTTCAACGCGGTCGCGAAGCTCGCGCAGCTGCGCCCCGGCGAGTCCACCGTCGCTGAGCCGAAGGCGCGCAGCGAGCGCGAGCGCGTGAAGGAAGGCCGCAAGCGCTACGGCGCGGGCGAGTAAACCCAAGGACAAGAGGAGAAAAAACCCATGACGACCAGCGTGAGACCCACCGTCTACATCAACCAGTTCCGCCAGACCGTCGCCCCCGGTGACGTGGACCTGGCGATCAGCCAGAACCGCTTCTTCTCCGCGATCCTGAGCCCGAACCAGGCGACGCCCCTCGTCGCCGGCGCCCGCGTGAAGCTCGACTCCTCGAACACGAACCCGACGATGCCCCAGGTGCTCGGCGCGGCCGACAACGAGGACGCGATCGGCGTGATCAAGAAGACCGTCAAGCGCGGCATCTTCCAGCCGAACCTGGGCGGCTCCGGCACCCCCGGCGACATCTGCGAGGTCGCGTACTTCGCCGGCCCCTGCGTCTGGGAAGTCGCGAACGACACGATCGCGCCGCAGGACAAGCTGGAGTGCGTGACCGTGACGATCGACAGCCAGGACTACCCGTTCTTCCAGACGAAGGACTCGGGCAAGCTGGCCGGCCTCGCCCTGGACCCCGCGGTCCAGAACGGGATCTTCCGCATGCTCGTGCTGTCGGGACTCGTGTCGTAAGCCCCCAGAAGGGGAAAAAGGAGACCTATGAAAAAGACCATGACCCCCTGGAAGATGGGCATCGACCTCCCGGCGAGCTTGGAGTTCCAGAACGCCAACGGCGGCATCGACCCGGCCTCCCAGGGCTACCAGTACGTGATCCAGACGACCACGCAGATCGCGGCCGACGCGATCAAGCAGAAGTTCTACGAGGTGCCCTTCGGCGAGTACATGCCCGTCGACATCGGCACCGGCGCCTGGATGGAGGCGATCGTCAAGAACCTGACGTACGACTCGGCCGCGCCCTTCGAGCAGGGCATCGCGGACCTGTCGACCCAGGCGGCGATCACCAACGTCGACGCCGGCGTCGCGCCCGTCTCCACGAAGATCTACTCGTGGAACCGGGGCTACCAGTACAGCCTCTTCGAGACCCGCAAGGCCCTCGCGGCGGACAACTGGGACCCGATCCAGGCGAAGTACGAGGCCCTGGTGAAGAACTGGCAGCTCGGCATCCAGCAGGTCGCCTACCTGGGCGTCCTCTTGGACCCCGCCGGCGGCCCGGGCCTCCTGTCGAACCCGCAGGTCACGGCGAACACCGCGGTGATTACGAAGTACATCAGCTCGATGTCGCCCGACGAGCTGTCGACCTTCGTGTCCACTGTGATGGCGGCGTACTTCGCGAACTCGAACAGCACTAGCCACAAGCCGACGCACTTCGCGATGCCGATGCAGGACTGGCTCGGCCTCGACCGGCCGTGGTCGCCGTCCTTCCCGAACACGAGCATCCGCGAGTACCTCACGAAGGCCTTCCGGGAAGTGACCATGAACCCCGACTTCACCATGTACGGCGTCGCCTACGCCGACCAGGTGAACAACGCCGGGGTCTGGGCCACCGACGGGACGAACCGGTACTGCCTCTACCGGAACGACCCCGAGGCGGGGAAGCTCTACACCCCCGTCGACATGATCATCAACGCGCCGGCCACCTCGAACAACTTCCAGTGGCAGGGCGTGGCGCTCGGACAGTTCACCGGGTTCCAGGTCTACCGGGACCCGCTGTTCCTGTACTTCGACTGGGCGGTCTAGCCGTCGAGGTGCTTCCGAAAACAGCCGCTCGGCTCCTGCCGGGCGGCTGACTCGGACGCATCACGAGAAACAGGGGAGGATCATCGTATGGCGAAATCGCCCGACGCAACGCCCGACAAGAAGCCCGCGGCCGACAAGGCCACCGAGGCGCCGCAGAAGCCCGCTCCCAAGGGCGGCACCATGACCATCGTCAACCAGCGCGCCGGCAAGCTGGTGCTGCTCGACGGCCGGATCGTGCCTCCCGGCGGGTCCGCGGAGGTCTCCGCGGCGGAGGGCGCGAAGCTGGTCAAGCACCGCGGCATCGTCGACGCGGCCAAGATGGCCCCGGCCCTGGGCAGCGAGATCGCGCGCCTGCGCGCGCGCTGCGCCGAGCTCGAGGCCGAGAACGCCAAGCTGAAGAAGGCCTAGGTGCCCACGCCGCCGCCGGCGTCCGTCGCGGACTTCAAGGCCCAGTTCGTCCGGGGCTTTCGGTACACGACGGGCGCCGACGGCGTCACGGACGCGGACATCAGCCTCGGGATCACCCTGGCGACCAGCATGTTCAACCCGGCCCTCTGGAACGACGCGGAGCGCAAGGCGGTCTTCCTGCTCGCCGCCGCGCACTTCGTCGTGGTCAACATCCAGGCGGCCGGAGGCCTGAACCCGCAGATCGCGGGGACGCCCGGGGGGATCGCGGACGCGACGGAGAACACCGGGGGCGGCGTGATCGCCTCGAAGACGGTCGACAAGGTGTCCCAGACCTACGCGGGCCTCGAGGAGTGGTGCCGCCGCTACCCGCAGCTGGGCGACTTCCTGCGCACCGACTTCGGGGCGCAGTACCTGGCCCTGCTCAAGCCCCGCCTGGTGGGGCGCGTGACGGCGGTGCCGAACCAGCAGTCCGTGGACGCCGTGGTGCCGAACATCCCCTTCCTGGGGTAGGAGAGCTTTATGGACTACGTGCCGATGAAGGGCGACTCGGTCAGCGGGATCCTCAAGGGGACGCCCGTGCGCGGCGTCGTGCTGGCCGTCAAGGACGCCGAGACCTTCGTGCTGCAGCACCGCGGGCCCTACGACCCGGACGACCGGCGCCGCGAGGCGTCGGCGCACCCCGTCGCCCACTTCCTGCAGACCGAGGTCAAGGCCGCCGACTTCCGGCTGGTCTACCGGAAGGGACCCGCGCCCGCGGCCGCCGCCCCGGAACCCAAGCGGAGGGCGCGCAAGTAATGCCCAAGCGCGGCTACGTCGGCTCGAGCCTGGCCTCCCTGAAGAACATGGGCGACACGCTCATGGCCTTCAAGGGCGGCCGGGTCGACGTCGGCTTCTTCGCCGGCGATGCCGGGCGCAAGGACGAGTCGCCCAAGGAGGCGGCTGCCCGCGCGGCGCGCCTCGCCAGGTACACGGGCGCCGGCGAGAAGCCCGGCTTCTTCAAGCCCGGCGTCGAGTTCGCCAAGCGCCGCGCGGCCGTGGGCCGCTTCTCCGGGGAGGACCAGAACCTCACGAACCCGGAGCTCGCCCAGAAGCACGAGTTCGGCATCGGCGTGCCGCGCCGCTCCATGCTGCGCATGCCGCTCCACCTCCACGGCGACAAGGTCCTCAAGGACGCGAAGGAGGACCTGCGCGTCCAGCTGCAGGTCGTGGGGCGCAACCCCCGCGCCGCGGCGCGCAAGCTGCTCGCCCGCGTCGGCGTAGCCGCCGAGAACCTGGTGCAGGAGGCCTTCGCCACCCGCGGCTTCGGCTCTTGGAAGGCGAACGCCCCGGCCACGATCGCCCTCAAGGGCTCCGACTCGCCCCTCATCGACACGGCGCAGCTACGGCGCGCGGTCGCGTCCCGGGCGGTGCTCTAGTGCCCACCCCCAAGATGCGGGGCGCCCTCTGGGGCCTCAAGACCGAGGCCAAGTTCGCCCTGCTCGAGAAGAAGGTCGTCGACCACGAGCTGGTCGAGACGAACGTCATCGTCGCCCGCTTCACGGCGAACCTGCAGCCGGCGCCGCCGGAGGCCCTGCGCATCCTGCCCGAGGGCGAGCGCAAGTGGCGCCACTGGGCCATGCTCACGACCCAGGACCTGCCCAACGACAGCGTCGTGGTGGACGCGGCGGGGCGCCAGTTCCGCGTGGTCAGCCTGACCGACTGGCGCGCCGCCGGCTTCGAGGGCTACCTGCTCTCCGAGCAGCCCCCGCAGTCGCTGCCGGCCGCCGCTTACGCGACCGGCCCGCGCGAGCCGATCAAGGTCGTGGCGGACATCCAGCAGTTCCAGCTGAGCCTGGCGGACGACGCCGTGGTGCTCGCCTACGAGAAGAACCTGATCCCGAAGAGCACCGGCCTCTACGTCAGCCTCGACTACGTGGGACCGGCGAAGTGCCTGGCGAACGTCAACGAGGTCGACCCCGAGACGGGGGCCGAGATCCAGTCGGCGACGTACTCGCACCTGGTCCAGATCGACCTGCTCTCCTACGACGCCTCCGCGCGCCGGCGCAAGGAGGAGGCGGCCATGGCGCTGGCCTCCGTCTACGCCGTCCAGCAGATGGAGCTCTACGGGATCTCGATCGCCCGCAACCCCTCCCCGTTCCTAGACGCCTCCTCGGCCGAGCCGACCAAGCGCCTCAACAGGTTCGTCTCGACCGCGCAGCTGTTCGCCGTCCACCGCAAGGTGCTGCCGCCGCCGGACCTGTACGAGACCTTCCCGGGAGGGATCACCGAGGGCGGCCCGCTCAAGCCCTTCGCCCCGGCCAACGTGTTCAGGAGATAACCCATGCCCGCCAACCAGACTCTGCCCCTCGCGAACTTCGTCACCGTCAGCCTCTCGGCCGCGCCGATCGGGCTGCAGGTGCCCAACGTGAACACCGTGGCGCTGATCTCCCAGGAGACGCCCACCGGCTGGGCGGAGGGCCAGACCTACGCGGTCTACACCAGCCCGCAGCAGGTCGCCATCGACTGGGGCCTCAACTCGAGCGCCTACGCGATCGCCCAGGCCGTCTTCGCCCAGACGCCGAACCCGATCGACACGGACGGCTACCTGGTCATCATCCCGCGGCTGCAGTCGCCCAGCCTCGAGACGGTCCAGGCAGCGATCGCGCGGACCAGCCAGAGCGTCTTCTACTTCGGCGTCCTCATCGACCTCGAGCAGCTGGCGGCCGACGCCGACGTCTTCGCCAGCCTGGCTGCCTACTGCCAGGCGAACACGAAGATGTTCTTCTACGCCTCCTCGGACACGACGCAGTTCGCGCCGGGCGGGGGGCTCGACCTGGTGCGCCAGGCGGGCGAGAGCCTGGTGCGCTGCCTCTACTACGGCGACGAGCTGCTCAACGGCGCCGCGGCGCAGCAGACGCAGATCTTCGCCGGCGCATACGCGGGCCGGGCCCTGAGCACCGACTTCGAGGCGGCCAACTCCTCGACCACGATGCACCAGAAGCAGCTGGCGACCATCCTGCCGGACCAGACGGTCGACCAGACCCTCCTCGACGCGGCCAAGGCCGCGGGCGTGGACGTCTACGCCAGCTTCGGCGGATTCGCCTGCCTCTACACGAGCGGCGCCAACGAGTTCTTCGACCAGGCCTACTCGCGCCAGTGGCTGGCCTTCGCCCTGCAGATCGCCGGCTTCAACTACCTGGCCTCGACCGGGACCAAGGTGCCGCAGACCGAGGACGGCATGAACGGGCTCAAGGACGCCTACATCCAGGTCCTGCGCCAGGCCGTGGCCGCCGGCTACCTGGCGCCCGGGCTCACCTGGTACTCGGCGACGTCCTTCGGGAACAAGGCCGACCTGGTCCGCAACGTCTTCGAGCAGGGCTTCTACATCTACAGCCTGCCCGTGGCGCAGCAGTCGCCGGCGGCGCGGCAGGCGCGCCAGGCGCCCGTCGTCCAGATCGCCGCGCAGGAGGCGGGCGCGATCCACTCGTCCGCCGTGCTGGTCAACGTCGAGCCGTAAGGAGAGAACTATGGGCGCCACCGCCATCACCGGGAAAGACACCTTCACGATCAACGGCCGGGTCCTGCACGACTTCGCCGACGGCGACTGCGGCAAGGTCGTCTACGACGAGGACCTGACCAAGGTCAAGGCCGGCAAGGACGGGAACGTCGTGTTCGCCCTGAACCAGGGCGGCCGCGTCGCGACCGTGACCCTGCGCATCATCTTGGGCAGCCCGGACGACAAGTACCTGAACGGGCTCCTGGCGACCTACCTCGCCTCGCCGTCGGACTACGTCCTCGACATCGGCAGCCTCTTCAAGCGCGTGGGCGACGGGGCGGGCAACCCGAGCACGGTCGTCTACCAGCTGATCCAGGGGGCGCCGAAGAAGCAGCCGGAGGCCAAGCTCAACACCGACGGCGACCCGAACCAGGCCGTGGGCGAGTGGACCTGGATCTTCGGGAACGTGCCGCGCAGCGTGATCTAGGAGGCGCATGGAACCAGGGATGAAGCACCAGGGGCAGACGTTCGCGTTGCCGTCCGGGGCGACGCTGCACATGTCCCGGCCGGCCTTCCAGGCGGCCGGGCACCTTCAGAAGACCCTCGCGCGGGCCTTCGGCGCCGCGCCGCTGACGGCCGACGAGATGAAGGCGACCCTCGAGAGCCTGAAGGCGGCGCCCTCGACCGGGGGCGGCCTGCTGCAGCGGGCGCTTATGGTCGTGGCCTCGGACGACGTCGAGCGGGCGCTCTTCGCCTGCCTCGAGACGGCGCTCTACCAGCCGGCGGGCAGCGAGAACCGTCTCAAGGTCGACCGCGCGCTCTTCGACCACCCGGACTACGCCGACGCGGCGCGCGCGGACTACTACCCCATCATGTACCGCGCCGTGGAGGTGGCCGTGAAGCCTTTTTTAGGGGCCCTGGCTTCCATGTACACGGAGTTCCGCAGGAAGGTCGACGCCTCCCGCGCGTCGACACCAGCCTAGACCCGACGCGGGTCGTGGCCCTGCGCCTGGCGAAGGCGGGCTGGTGGGGCGGGGACGTGGCCGCCGTCGAGGCGGCACCGGTCGACGACGTGCTGGACGCGGCGGAGATGGAGAGCTGCGCGCGAGACTTCGAGGCGGCGTACATCGAGCTGAACAGAGGGAACTAGGTGGCGAGCGGTATCGGTGAGTTCTTCGTATCCCTGACGGTCGACGCCGCCGAAGGCGCCCTGACCGTCAGCAACCTCGTCTCCTCCTTCGGGCAGCTCGAGGTCGCGACCGTCGCCGAGATCGGCGTCCTCTGGGAGCTCGGCGTCCGCCTCGCGGCCGTGGTCGACGAGGGCATCAAGGCGTCCCTCGGCTTAGAGCAGTTCACCATGCACACGGGGCTGAGCGCGCAGGCCCTGCAGAAGTGGCAGATCGTGGCCCAGCAGTCCCACGCCTCGGCCGAGGACGTGACGACGTCCGTCGAGGCCCTCACCAAGCACCTGGCGAACCTGGCGATCGGCATCCCCGACGGGGCCCTGGCCGGCCTGCAGCAGCTCGGGATCTCCATCTTCGACGCGAGCGGCCACGCCAAGAACTCCCTGCAGATCTTCGACGAGGTCCGCCGGCGCCTGGGGGCCGTGACGAGCGACGCGGGGCAGCAGGAGCGGATCCTCTCCACCCTGGGGATCTCCCCGAACCTGCGCGAGATGTTCCTCCTGAGCGACCGCGCCTACAGCCGCCGCGCGGCCCTCGTGCCCGGCATGAGCGCGGACCAGGAGAAGCGCCTCGACGAGCTGCGCCAGACCTTCGTCGAGATCGAGCTGAAGGCGAAGCAGATCGGCATCGACCTGGCCGCGGGCCTGGCGCCGATCCTGACCAGCTGGATCGGCTGGATGAAGGACATCGTCCGCGAGTTCGAGGCGCTCTACCGCAACCCCCTGGTGCAGGGCCTGGTCCGCCCGGCCCTCGACATCGGGAAGGCGAGCCTGAGCACGTGGGGGGACCTCCTCAACGTCTTCGCCGGCCGCGGCCTTGACGTGGCCGACATCACCCGCCAGCGCGACATCCTGAGCGGCGCAGGCCTGCGCCTCCTGGGGAACTTCTATACCCTCCCGCCGGACCCCCGCGTGGCGGAGGCCGCGCGCAGCGTCCACATCGACAAGCACGACACGATCCACATCCACGACGCCCACAACCCGGAGAAGATCGCCGAGGTCCTGGGCAACCGATTCGAGGAGAGCCTGGGCGTCAAGGTCCTCGACGGCTTCGACCAGCAGCACAACAACGGGGGCTACTAGGTGAGCAACTTCCTCCCCGCGCTGCCCGAGGCGCCGATCAACGTCAACGCGCCCGGCTTCGTCACCAACTTCGCCAACGCCCTGGCCGCCTGCACGATCATCGTGCCCGAGGGCGTGGCCCAGATCGGCGCCTTCGCCTTCGACTACCAGGAGGTAGAGGAGGTCGAGCTCGACGCTGAGATCACCGACCACTGGCTCGAGGATAACGTGGCGGCGCAGGACCACATCGGCGTGCGGCCGACCATGGTCACCCTCTCGGGCTACGTGGCCGAGCTCACCATGACAGCGCTGCAGCTCAAAACGGTCCTCGGCGCTCTGCAGGCGGCGACGAACTCGCTGACGGCGTTGCCCGTGTTCCTGGGGCATCTGACCCCCGGGGCCGCGCAGGCGCTCGAGCAGGCGATCAGCCAGGCGCAGAGCGTGGTCGTCCAGGTCGCCCAGAGCGTCGCGCGCGCGGCGCAGATCAAGAACCTGCTCTCGGGCCTCCTCAACGGGCCGGCGCTCAACAAGCAGCAGCGGGCGTACCTGCAGCTGCAGGCGTACCAGCAGGCGCGGATCATCTTCACGGTGAAGACGCCGTACCAGGTCTTCTACAACATGGCCATCGAGTCGCTGCGCGTCGTGCGGCCGCCCGACTCCAAGGAGTGGTCCAAGTTCACAGTGCGCCTCAAGCAGCTCAATTTCGTCGGGAGCGCCCAGCAGCCGAACTACGCGGCGAACCTGGCCGCGCCTGTCGCCCTGGCGCAGGGGCAGCAGCCGACGAACGTCGGCGCGACGGCCGGCGCCGCGGGCCCGACCGTGGGCGCGCAGCTGGCGGTGCCATGACCAAGATCGACAACCTGACCGACGCCGCGGACCAGACGACGACCCTGATCCTGCCCGACAACACGGCCGTGACGCTGCGCCTGCGCTACCGCGCGCGCACGCAGCGCTGGACCGCGGACGTGGCCTACGCGCCCCTCAACTTCAAGGCCCAGGGGCTCAACGTCTGCTGCTTTCCCAACATCGTCCGCTTCGGCAGGAACATCCTGCCGTTCGGGCTGGCCTTCATGACGGCCGACTTCACCGACCCGTTCGATCTGAACGACTTCGCCTCCGGCCGCGTGAACGCCTACCTGCTCGACGCCGTCGACGTCGCGGCCGTCGACGTCGCGGCCGTCGAGGCGCGGATCATCGGGAGGCCCGCGTGAAGTTCGGGCGGACGTACACGATGACCGTCGAGGGCCAGCGCTTCAGCTGGAACCCCGCCTACCCAACGACCGTCGAGTTTGATGTGCAGCGGAGCCTGTTCTCCTCGGCCAACAAGGCGACGATCACCCTCTACAACCTGCAGCAGGCGGCGCGGCGCGACATCTACTTCGACCGCTTCATCCAGCACGAGCGCAAGAAGGTCGTCCTGCAGGCCGGCTACGTCAGCTCCCCGAGGCTGCCCACCATCTTCATGGGCGACATGCGCGTCGCCTGGACCGAGCGCCGCGGCCCCGACTGGGTCACGCAGCTCGAGGCCTTCGACGGCGGCTTCGCCTTCTACAACGCCCAGGCGGGCATCGCCATGGACCAGGGCTACACCATGAAGACGGCGGCCGCGGCCCTGGTCGCCAAGATGAAGCCATACGGGGTCACGCTCGGCTACGTCAGCGACATCGATCTGCCGAACCTCAACGGGATCCAGTTCCCAGGCGGGGCCTGGGAGGAGCTCCAGAAGCTGGTGCCCGGAGACGCGCAGCTCTTCGTCGACAACGGCGTCTGCAACATCCTCAACCCCGAGGACTTCATCCCCACGCCGACCATCCCGGTCATCGCCCCCGAGACCGGCCTGCTCGGCACGCCGCGCAAGCAGGGCAACGTCGTCACCTGCCGGATGATCTTCGACCCGCAGTACGTCGTGGGGCAGCTGGCGGCCCTCCGCAGCTCCCAGGCGTGGCTCAACTGGCCCCGTCTCAAGGTGCAGGGGCTGCACCACTACGGCAAGATCAGCCCGACGGGGAGCGGTGACCTGACCACTGAGCTAAACCTCTTCTCCGGCTACGAGACGCAGACCCTGAGCGCGCCCGGCATGCCCGAGGCGGCTTTCCAATGAGCAACAAGACGCCCACGATCCCGACGTTCTACGACGCCATGCAGAACTGGCGGCGCTCGCTCTTCTACAACCTCTACTGCCACCTGCCCGGGGAGGTCGTCACCTACGATCGCGCGACCGGGACGGCCACGGTCCAGCCGGGCTTCAAGCGCGTCGTCCCGAACTACACCGTCCCGGCTGGGCAGACGATCCGCCCATACGCGCCGATCAAGCGCGTCCCCGTCTTCACGGCCCAGGGCGGCCGCGTCAGCCTTGGCGCGGATCCCGCGCCTGGCGACCCGTGCCTCCTCCTGGTGCTCGACCGCAACGCCGAGGCCTGGGTCCAGAACGGCGGCCAGCAGGCGCCCCTGAGCGACCGCGCCCACGACCTCTCCGACTGCTTCGCCCTGGTCGGCTTCAACCCCCTGTCCGCGCCCCTGGCCTCCGCGCGCCTCGCCGGCGAGGCCGGCATCGCGGAGCCCCTGGCGGGGACCGGCGCCAAGGTGGTGGTCAAGAGCGGGAAGATCAGCATCGCCAACAACGCCGAGAACCTGAGCGTGACCCTGGGCAATCTGGTGACGGAGCTGCTGACGATGAACACGACCCTGGCCGCCATGACGACGGCCTCGATCGCCGCGGGCACGACGCAGACCGCGCTCGCGGCGCAGACGGCGAGCATCGCGGCGCTCCTGGCGGATTTGGCGGCCCTTCTGTACTGACAATATGATCTTCCGAAACCTTGACCGCAACGGCGACTGGGTGTACGGCAACGGCGTCCAAGCCTACCTCACCGGGCAGAAGGCGATCGAGAAGGACGTGAAGACCTTCCTGCTCCTCTGGACCGGCAACTGCTTCTGGGCCCTGCAGGCGGGCATCAACTGGCGCCAGTACCTCGACCGCGGCCAGCAGCCGGCGCTCCTGGCCGGCCTGCAGACGGGCATCCTCGCGCGCTACGGCGTCATGGGGATCAACCAGCTCGACGCGGGGCTCGACCGCGCGACGCGCGGCTTCTTCGTGAAGTACGACCTCGCCACGATCTACACGCAGAGCTTCCAAGATTCCATCACCGTAGGAGCCCCCAGTGCCTAACCAACTCGACGGAAACGGCTTGCAGGTCGCCTCGCTCGCGGAGATCGTCGCCGCCATCACGGCCGAGCTCCAGGGGGTGTACGGCGCCGACATCAACGTGAACCCGAACTCGCCGGACGGGCAGATGATCAACATCTTCGCCCAGGCCGTCGAGGACATGCTCGAGACTCTGCTCGACGTCTACAACATCTTCTTCGTCGACAACGCCTACGGCGTCGCCCTCGACAACCTCGTGGCGCTCAACGGCCTCGCCCGCAAGGCCGGCTCCTTCACCCGGGTCTGGGTCCAGGTCACGGTCAACCAGGCCCTGACGTTGCCGGGCACGGACACCGACACGCCCTTCACCGTGGCCGACGACGCGGGCAACCAGTACCGCCTGGTCACTAGCTACGCCTTCGGCGGCGCGGAGACCGCGACCCTGCTCTTCCAGGCCGCCCTGCTCGGCCAGATCCAGGTGACGCCGAACACGCTGACGAACGTCGTGACGACCACCTTCGGCGTCACCGGCGTCAACAACCCGGCCGTGAGCGTGGCGACGAACGGGACCACGGTGAACACGCAGCCGCAGGTCACCGGCATCGCGGACACCTCGGCGATGACGCCCGGCATGCTGGTCACCTGCGCGAACTTCCCGCCGGAGACATACGTCCTCTCGGTCGACTCCTCGTCGCAGATCACCTGCACCAAGAACGCGACCGCCTCGAGCACCCTGGCGCTGACCGTGGCCACGCCGGCGACGGTGACCGGCACGGTCGAGGAGACGGACATCCAGCTCAAGGTCCGGCGCGCGCAGAGCTTCTACCTGCAGGCAGTGGGGCCGGGCCCCGCCATCCGGGCGGCGCTCCTCGCGATCGCCGACGTGGTGGACGCCTACGTCGCGGAGAACGACACGGGCAGCGACGCCGACGGAGTCCCCGCGCACGGGATCTGGGTCATCGTCAACGGCGGCACGGCCGACGAGATCGCGCAGGCGATCGCCTCGAAGAAGGCCCCCGGCTGCGACATGGCGGGCGCCGTCACCCACAACGTCGTCCTGCCGCAAGGGAACACCTTCACCGCCAAGTGGGACACGGCGCTGTCCCAGCCGCTCTTCATCCAGGCGACCCTGAACCCGCGCTTCCCGGGCCTCGTCTTCGACCTCGTGGCCGACGCCGCGGCGCTGGCGGCGGCGCTGCAGTACCGCCTGGGGCAGAGCCCGAGCATCGGCGACGTCATCCAGGCCATGGCGGCGATCGAGCCGAACGCCGTCCTCTCCTCCGTGGCCGTCTCGGACGACGGCGTGACCTGGGTCGACATCGTCTCGCCGAGCGACTTCCAGCACTTCTTCACCGTGGCCGCCGGGGACATCACCCTGAGCTAACATGCCGACCGTCGAAACGCCAGCGCAGCTCATCGAGTACTACGGCAAGCTCCTGATCATGGAGTACTACGGCCTGCCCAAGGCCGTGGGCACGATCGCGGCCCTCGCGCGGCAGGCAGTGGCGTCCATGATCGTCCTGCAGGTCCGCGCGGGCTACTCCCTGGGGACCGCGACGGGCAAGCAGCTCGACTGCCTGGGCGAGCTGATCGGCGTCTCGCGCAGCGTCCCGAACTACATCCCCGGGACGCCAGAGTTCGCCCTGCCGCGCTACGCCGACCCAGGGGCCGGTTCCTACATCGGCTTCGCGCGCTACGCCGGCGCCGCGCCCGACGGCCACTGGAAGCGCTACACCGACTCGGACACGTCGTACATCATGAGCGACGGCGTCTTCGCCCAGTTCATCGAGTTCCTCGTCGCCGTGCGCGCCTCGAACTACTCCATCGCCGCCCTGAGCGCGATCTTCTTCCGCTTCTTCGGGACCAACGTGACGATCACGGACAACTTCGACATGACGATGACGTACACGCACCAGTCGAGCGACCCCGGCGTGCTCTTCGGGATCCTCGACTATCTCGAGCTGCTGCCGCACCCGGCCGGCGTGAGCTACTCCGTGGTGAACGTGTAGACCTGGAAAAAAA